ATGACAGCGGGAATGGTTTATTATGTAACGTATTCCTATGCTGTGGATTCAGACCAGTTTGACCCGAAAGTTTTTGTAGATGATGAAGATATTATAAATACTTACGGAGAGGAAACAGCCGACATAGCTACTCAAGACTTCGGCCCTTCCGGTTCTACTGTGAGCGGTGTTGTATGCGGTAACCTTACGGTAGCGGGGCGGTTGGCTCTTGAGAACGGTGCACCTAAAGTGTATTTGTGCCAAGTTGATTCTGGATCTACGTTTAATGCGGCACGTTATAAAGATAGTTTAGAGAAACTTGAAAAATTAATAAACGTGGGAAAGGTGATAGCTGTATTCCCATCCGGTGCTGTTTCGCAATCCGATATTGACACGGTTCATGCTTATTTGAAATCCCACTGTGAACGGATGAGTACAGCGGAAACGAAACGGGAGCGCGAATGTATTATTGGCGATGCCTATACTGACTTTGCCACTTCCGGCGGGCATAACACTATAGGGGACATTTCTACCGACCCGTCGTTTATTTATAAGGCTCAATCATATAACAGCAAACGGGTTATGTATGTTGCGCCTACAAGATTTCAGAGAGTGAACGATCAGGGCACCACTATGACTCTTGACGGCAATTACCTTGCTTGTGCAGTAGCTGGAAAGATCCTTGCTCAAGATCCAGTTTCAACACCGGTTACCGGAATGACTATCGTCGGCGGAACGATTCCGAATGAGTTGTGGTCGGAAGCGGAATTGAACTCGTTAGGTGCTGCGGGGGTTACCGTCATAACGAGTCGTAGTAATTTAATGACGATACGACATGCAATCACTACAAATACTGCTTCAGCGGAAACAGTTGAAGACAGTGTCGTACAGATTGAAAATAAAGTAAAGAGAACGATACGGGATCGGTTACGAGATATGTTTATAGGAAAAGGTATTGTTATCGACGATAACACGATATATAGTGTGAATGCAGCGGTTCGTTCTATTCTTGATGAATTAGTTTTGAGTAACGTGATATACGAATACGGTACTGAAAATAATCCGTTGACCGGCGAAACACCTATAACGGCCAAGCAATCAACTACAGAACCAAGACGTATCGACGTAACGTTTTCTTATAAACCGTTATATCCGTTAGTTTGGATTAAGGTTACGGCTTCGACTTATGTATAATTAGGAGGTATAAATTATGGGACGTGCACCATTAACAAATAACGAAACTGTTGTCCATTATCAGTATTTAGTTAAAATAAATGGAAAACCCGTTGGAACTCTACAGCGGTTTAACCCATCTACCGAACGAGATCTTGAACGTGTCAGGGAAATTAATAGTAGTATAGATCGTGATGCTGTTGAAATAATACCAGGTAGATCTGCACATCAGATAACGGTAGATAGGCTGGAATTGAATACTAATGCGTTAGCACAAGTATTAGGAGACGAAAGTATCGTAAGTATTGCTGATATTCAAGTTCCAATTGACATTGTTGAAATTATGACAAAACCTGATGGAACCACCAGAAAAATCCATTACTCAAAATGTTGGCCTAAATCGTACAGTAAAACAATTACAGTGGATACTGTTAGTGTTACAGAATCGGTTACGTTTTGGGTAACTAATATTTATTCCGGTGGAAATGATTGATAAGTAAGGGACTTACACAAAGGAGAAATAAACAATGTTTACTAAAGATTATTGTGAATTAAACCGAATGTATAAAATAGGCGATATTGGTCTTGTCAAGGTAAAACCGTTTGAATACTTAGAAAACAGTCCTTGGAAAGACGAAGAATGGGAAATGCGCCTATTGAATGCAGGAGAATTGCTTGAGGTGATGCAAACTGTTAGATCAATGATTGATCAACAGACTGAAGATGAAAGACAATTACAATTAATTGAAATGTTTATTCGTTCTGTAGTCCGGCGAAACGGGAGATTACTCGTTTCAGACGCTGATGTAGAACAATACAACAAAGACCATAATCTTGAAGGAGATCGTGCGATAACACGAATGCAACTCGCCCGATTGGCTGCACGAGAAATTGAACAATATGTACTGAATACATGGAATAATCAATACGCTATTCTATTGAGTAAACAACAGAATCTTATTATGGGGGTGGTAGTATGTAAGAATTGTGGGCAGATGCACCCACGTGAGACGGAAGGTTTACCGGAAATAGAAAATATAGATGAAGTTCCTTATTGTCCTTCTTGTAAAGATGAATATTTGAAGGAACATCCTCAAGATGAAGAGGAAGACAATTGATGCTATGGATAAGTACTTCTACATAAATGATTATAGAAATGCTATATTCAAAGGAGAATTACCTACTGTAACTGTTTTTCCTTTCAAAAAGTATTATTACAGCCCTTATCATGATTATTCCTTCAAGATGACTCTATTGGAGAACGATGAATTTATCTTGAGACAAGATATTCCAAATTCTGTTATTCTATTGAGTGAATCTACTGGGGTTGACTTGCAACGATTGCCTTTATTGGTTACATCGTTATTTTTATCTTGTTATATTCAATTGAAATTATCGTGGTATAGAAATGCGTATCATATCGAACGGATAGTTAATGAATTTAATTCACAGGTTTTTTGGACTAATTTTAAACACGTTGGAAAATCTATTTTTCCTAATGAACAATTGAATGAAGTACAGATGTTGTGGATTTATGTCAATGATAAGCGCGATAAGAACGAGGAATATGGACAAACATTTTCTATGTTTGACTACTTATCCGCTATCGTGAACCCAACTGTGTATTTGGAGTTGAAGAAGAGTCAGAATGCTCGTGAGAATGTCAGCTTTGATGTTATGCATGAAGCTATTAAAACAGGGAATTTAGAAGAGCTCGATACAATAGATAAAGTTGATTGAGGTTAAGATATGAATATGGAAGACAGCCCATTAGGGGCCGCCGTAGGGTCTGGTGATATGGGAGGCGGAGGTGCACCCGAGGCAAGTAGAGCTGGAGAAATAACATCCAATGTTAAATTCTCGGCGGAAGGGGCGGGATTCGCCGCCGTTGCCGCTTATATTCAAGACATCGGTCAGATTTTAATGTCAGTAGCTAAAAACCCCGTGTTGGCTTCTATGGCCGGAGGTAGACTCGGTACTACCGTAGAACGATTAGTAAAGCATATTTCTGGTACTGGTACGGGAGGGTTGTCAGGGGCATTACAATATCTTGGTACTTTTCTTAGACGAGGAAGTTTTTGGGGAGTAACAATAGGTGCGACTATCAGCCAGCTTGCTCAAATATATAATAGTATATCCGACATACGAAAAGAATGGACGGCTGGTGCTCTTGCTATGCCAGAACGCTTTTTTGATATGAGTGAAATCAATAATATGATGACATGGAGAAAGGAGTTAGAAAAACTTTTTAATAAAGATGTATCCGATAACATAGAAAGAATTTATGATGCCATTATGAAATATGAACGAGCATGGGATGAACTTTTAGGCAATGCTGATAACGTAAGAAAATTAAGTCAACAAGTCGGTGTATTATCTCATGCTCTTGGAGAAGATGTAGTTAATCTTTTAACACAGCAATTTAGATCATTAGGCGAAGCTCCCCCATTAGCAATTCAACGAATAGCTCAAATGGCTCTTACAATCTCTCGTTCAAAATACGACGCACAATCTTATATAGAAACTATAAATAGATTGCGGGGGGAAACAAGACTTACTGGAGGAACTTTTGAAAGTGCAATGAAAGCAGTTGAGTTATTTTCTGACAAGTTGAAAACCGCTGGAGGAATGGCTGCTTGGACTTGGGGGGATTTCTCTACATTTGTAAGTGGAGCGCAAAGAATATTTGGCGGAGGCAAAGGAACATTTAGTCAGCGTTATTTCTTAGCGCAAGTTGCAAAGCAAAATTTTGAAAATCTACCTGAGAGTGTGCGGGAAGAATTAGATAGAATAGCAGCCGAGAAATTCAAAGGAAGACGTTTCAGAGAATTAACTGGGCAAGAGGCCATGCTTGGATTGTTTAATGCTCCACTAAACGTCAGTTCTGCTTTACTCGCCGCGGCGAAAGAACTTCCCATGATGCAAGGTTTATGGGGTCCGGTTAGGTGGGAGGCTTTGGGGTTTGATATTATGTCATATAATTTATTAGCTCGTAGACAACAACCTTTACCTGGTGGGGAAGTTGTTACACCGCGAAAAATTTTAGGAGCAGATTTTTATGATAGTATGGAAAAAGTAACTCAGAAATTGAAATTATCTCAATTTATTACAGACGCGTCACAGTTTTTCAAAGATATGCGACAGCATTTTACTGTTCAGTTGTTACAAGATACAGGAAATATGACAGGTTACTTAAAACAATTAGGTAAACAACAAGAAAAAGAAACTACTGGAGTTGTTACACCTCCTGAAATTAATTCGATGTATGTATTACCTTTTTAAAGAGGTTCTATAATGTCTGTTGTTACTAAAGAAATAATGTATTTATTCAAAATACCTTATAGATCTGCGATAAGTACAAGCAGTAGTAGAATAAATATACCTAAAAGTAAGATAATCACGGAAATAGATGTAGCAGATCAAAACAATGTAAATGAATTCAATGTAAGAACTGTATCTATAAAGGAAGAAGATTTAGTTGCGACAAGTGATTCTGTTCAGGAGGTAACTGATAAGTTGTCTCCATTGGTATATCGTCAATATATAGTTGAACGACTTGAGCCATTTGAAGAACAACCCGATTATTTAGATGCAAATTATAATTATAATTATAAAACGTTATATTTCACTTATGATAGGAAATATGACGCTTACTACACTGATTTTGTTTATGAATGGGATGATGCACGTTATGAATTCAACAAAAAAACCGGACCGTTTTTCGTATTGCCAGAAAGTGATATTACCGCTTACGTCAATCAACCAATTGAAATAACAGAATCGTTTCGTTTTCATATAAATCCGCAAAATGTTGTTGTGTCGGATACTAAAATATCAACTAAAAATTTAACATCTTTTGGTTGGTCTGTTCAACATTGGGGGAATGACATGACATCTATTGATGTCAAAGGACAAACTCGTTCTATGTACCCTGCTAATACATATGATATAACTACAGCTACACCGTTTCAGACACATCCGATGTTGGAGACAGAGGCTTATAAAAATCTAAAAACCTTAAGGGGTTGGTATAGAGAACAGAATGAATGGCGAAACCCTGTACAACCTTCTTATTTAATAGGATTTTATTATAAAAATACTGTATATATAGGATATTTCGAGAATTTTTCAATCACCGATTCGGCAGATAGGCCGTTTGTTTTAGAATATTCATTCAGATTTCTTGCGTTTCAAGAGTACGGGAAAGACTATGATTTAATGAAGCAGTTTAACTTAAAGGGGTAATGATGAATTTACCAGTTAAACATACACAAGCATGGGCACGAGTATTTTTCTACTCGCCGAGAAACCTATATGACTTACGAGATTATAGCAAAAATGATATTCTTTTTGTACAAGCAGACGACATAATAAATATAAATGTTACTACTACCGTAACTGATTCCGCGGGAACATTTTCTATTACAATATCTAATACAAATCAACGTTACTTAGTTGACGATGATATAGAAAAATCATTAGAGTATTTAAATGACGTAGAAGAAAGTTATAAAGCTAAAGTTCCTGATGACATGGTAATTGCCGGAACCGAAAGACAAAAAATCGTTGATACTAATCCACGTAATTTTACTTATTATAAAAATGAAGATGCATTTTTGAACTTTGCTTATGAAACTGTTATTATTAATGAAAAACGATATAGGGTTTATTATGAAATAACACCAAATGACATAGAAAACGATCAAAGCGGGGATACGAGAATACATAGATGGTTTTTTGAACCTAAAATGGATCCAGACACGGGAACATATAAAGATACAGCAGTATTTATTACTTGTACCAAAAATGATGATGGAACATATACATATACGAGAGATGATACCGGAGAAGAACTTATAGTTGAGCGACATACAAACAAAGAATTTTACACAAAGTACAAAGGACAAATAAAAAAGACACGATTGAAAATTAAACCAATGGATCATGTTTTTATATTTATGGCTACTTCCACTAATAATGATCAGAAACCTATCTTTTATCGTGTTTTCACAGGCGTTGTAAATCGTGTTTCAAGAGATAAAACGAATGTAGATAATATAACTGTTAGCGGAGAAGATATAACTAAATATTTAAGATTATCGGTATTTGCTGAGAATCCTGCTATATTTAGTTCAAAATTATTAAAGGCATATAAAGAACCTGATAAGAATTTTCTCATGAGTAAGGTGTATTCAAACAAGACAGCAGCGGAAATTGTGAAAGAGATGGTACTTGGTGTAGTTGCGGGTATGAGTTCTACTGTAGATGAAGGATCAGCAATTCATAAAGCAAATGTTTACACCGATGGTGGAACTACAAACGCAAACTCTATGAAGGAAACGGATATAGTTACATATACAGAAGAAGAATTAACTGATTCAAGTGTAGCTCAACAAATGTTTTTTACAGCGGGGAAAATCAAAATACAGGAACCAAGTGACACTATTCTTAGGAATATGGATCATTATAAACCTTATACCACGATTTACGGAGGTAATGTACCAGATTTACAAACTGAATATAGAGACCGTCGCCAAATTTGTCAGGAAATCGCAAAAATTATGGATTTTGAATTTTTTGCGGATCCTGATGGGGTTATTCATTTCAAACAACCGAATTACGACAATTACCATATTTTAAATTCAGAACATCCAGAGTGGTATATAATTGATTCTGAGTCTATGAGGAGCTTTTCTATAAGTGAGGACGACAGTCAATTAATAACTTTTATTCGTGTAACTGGAGCAGAAGATATTATCGGTACTGCTGAACTACTCGGAATGTATGCGGAAGCAATAAATTACAGTCTTGTAGACACTTATGGAATAAGAATTTATGATGTAACAAGTCCATTAGTATCTAAGCCGGAAGATTGTAAGTTATATGCTAAATCTATAATGCGCCGTATAAATTCCGACTTAGTCTCAGCACAGGTGGATATTGATTTACGACCTCAGTTACGAGCAGGGTATCCCGTTTATATACCGGAATTGAATAGAATATTTTACGTAAAAGAAGTTACACACAACTTTAATTATGGAGGGGATTGTAAAACTTCGTTGGGGTTGTCTTACGGCCGTGTACCTTGGGATGTATTGCCGGAATTGTTAACGTACTACAATGATAAATTTGGAATAAGCGAGCCTTATGAGAACAAAAATTCGTTGAAATTTAAAGATGCTATAACAACTAAAGATACTACAGACGAAAGAGATGAACAGAAAAAGCGGTATAATAGTGACATTAATTATATAATAGTACACCATTTAGGACATAGTTTAAAAGGAAGAACTTTTGATTTTATAATAAAACCAGAAGGTATATATACGACTCAACAATGGGCTTCACGATTAAATAGCGAGGTACCATTTTCATATCGTCATCTTTTTCATAAAACACATTTAATGTCTCACGATTTAACCGTAGATTTTGGACCGATAGACGATTATGGTTTGTGTGCGAAAAACACTATGCATATTTGTTTATGGGAAAATTTTACTGATAATATTGGTTCAGGTAACTGTCGTAGAATAATGGTCAATTTAGTTGCATTTTTCAAATACTTATTACTTGCTGTGTTTAACAGTAATAGCAGTGCTGGTTATTCTACATTAGAAGCACTTGAAGACCCAGAACATATGATGACAGTGATTAAATCACATGGAGATTTCATATCTAATGCTTGTACAGTAGGGTGTTGTGGAAGACTTGTTACTACAAATAAACAAACAAAATTGACTAAACGTGATATGAGTATAGAAACATTGTTCAAATACGCAATTGATTCGTATCAATATATTATTAAACATGGATTACAAAAGCAATTGAAGTAAAGGAGACATGATATGAAAACGTTAGGTGGCAGAGTAAGAAAATACATGGAGCCGAGGTTTCAACGGACGAATGTGAATAAAAATAGAGGTTTACGTCGTGCCAAAATTACTGCTGTTCATATTGATGGAGACTATGCTGGCACTGTAGATATACAATTTCTTGACGGTCCAGGAATAAGAAGAAACGTGTTAGTATCACAAGGTTCTCCTAATAATTATAATTTACCTTCTGTCGGGGATGTTTGCGTAGTCGGTTTTGATGTCTACGATTTACCTTATATCCCGAGAACTTCGAGCTTTACACGCAGGTGAAAAATGTATCAAGGGGCCGATGGGACAGGAAATATACATGGATGATGAAGGAAATATAATTATTGATAACGGGAGAGGAGGACAAATTAAATTTGATACGAAAAACAATACTGTTAAAGTCGATGATATGAATTTCAACGTAGTTACGGAAGCTGGCTTATTGTCATTTGGCGTAGCAAGTCGCTCATATACAGATCCAGTTACGGGGGAAGTAACAACGAGGTTATATACGACGAATGGAACGCCGGTAAACTCCAGCAATGATACTGTAGCAACAGAATTCGTGCTTAAAGTCGTTCCTTACGCAGATAATGATCCTACTACGGATCCTAATATAAATAATCCTATAGCAGAATTCAGAATGGGTAATGACGTATCAGAACAAGGACAACCACAATCTCCTTGGCACTGTTATCTGAAGGTAAATGATTCTGAAGGTAATGAAAAAGCGTTAGTGGCATTAAGTAAAAACGGACAGGTATTGATAAAAGCCGATGCTATAGGTCTCGGCACATTAGATGAAGACTTTCCTGCGGTATTAGGTAATAAACTGAAACAAATTTTAGATGTGATAAAGGAGACAATAAGGAACCATACACATCAATCAAATAATATGCCACCTGATGCCAATACAATATCACGAATATCGACAATAAACACTAATGAAATACTATCAAAGATAGTGAGGACACGATAATGAGTGTACGTAAAGACATAGCCGATTCCATTGCAAGTAAAACAGGATTAAGCTCTGGATGCATTTTAGTATTGAGTGATATTCCACCTCCTGTTCGAGCACGATTGCGTATATATTTGAATACTGCTATCGCGCGTGCAAGAAGTATATTGTCAACCGCTGTATTTGAACAAACCCGCGGAACAGTAGCGGAACAAAGGTTGAATTCTGAAATAGGGGTAATTAATAGTAAATTAAATGAATTCAATAGAATATTTCGTATGATACCGTGGGAATGGTATGCGAAAAAATGTAGTCCATTGGCGTCTTTATTTGACAAGTTACGTGGAATGACGTTGACAGGAGCGGAAAAATTGACGAATGCTTTACCATTCTATGATAAGCATGAAAACTTACGCCGCTAAAGTCGTAAATATAATGAATGATAGAATAATTGAATTCCAGCGATGGATAAATGCGATTGATCTTTTGGCGGGAACAACTTCTTCAGCTTATAGATTTTCTGGAGAAATCTATCCTATTACAGACAATTCTATAGGGTGGTCTGCGGGTACTCTTGAAGTGAACGATGAATCGTATGAAGTTTCGGAAGGAACAATAGAGAATCTGTCGTATGATACAACGTATTATTTATACTTCGATACGAAAGGTGCAGGCACTTTTGAAGTTACTACAGGAATGTTTGAAGCACAGAGCGGAGATAACATCCGTATAGCACAAGTAGTTGTTTCTTCTGGTAAATACCCGACAATGACATATTATAGCAAGGTTGGTTGATTAATATGTATGATTTATATTGTAAAACGACTTGTGATCATAAAATCGGCGATGTAAAATTCGTAGAAGAAGATTGTCCTCGTTGTAACGGTAAAGGCGAATATTTTGATGTGCAGTTTGATGCTACTGGCGACTTTATGTTGGTTGACAGATCAAGGCGATTGGTACAAGATGTAAAAAAGGCTTTGTTGGATCAATTAGGCACGAATACAGAAGATCCTAATTGGGGTTCAGAACTGCACAATGCACGATTATTACGTGATCCGAATTTAATAAAAGCACGTGTAAGAGCTTCAGTCGTAGAGGCTTTAAGACATCTATATGAATTACAACAAGAAGAAAGCAGTCAATACATTGTATATCCAGACGAAAAAATAATCAGGATCGGAAATCTCATGTTATTAGAAGATGAATCGGATCCGCGTTATCTTGAACTATTGATTACTGTTGTCGCAGAAAACAGAAAAGAAATACAAGTAGAAAATGAAATTGAATTTTAATCCGGCGGTGATATTATGGCGATAAAAAATGTAGAAACAATACGAACGAATATCGAAAACGCAATCAAGGCTGCACAACCGAATATTACTACACGTGTTGGGAGTGCAGTACGGGACGTTTTCATAAATCCACAAGCACAGCAGTTAGCGTTTTTATACACAGAAGTTGATAATGTGAGTAAAGCACAATCCCCGCTTGAAGCTGTAGGAGATGATCTTATAGCATTAGCCGAGAATTGGCATGTTTATAGGCGTGGTGCCATTAAAGCAACGGGGTTGGTAACATTTTATACTTACACAGAACC